CCACCCACCTGAACATCTAGCATTTTCTCGTACTTGGCAACCGAAGTCTGGGATCCTTGTTGTCTGAGCCGTAAAACATCCCGAATCGGCTCACTCAAGTTAGTGTCCACTAACTTAGCCGAAACATACTCAGCGGTCAAGTTGGCCATGTCAGCCCCTTTGGCATTGAGCCAGCCCAATAACTTACCTGTCTCGGTTGCTTTACATCCTGAGATAGCAACGCTCTCCATATTAATGGATTCTTTAGCGGATTCAACGGCAATTAAAGCATTCTTTAATTCGTCTGGATCGACGGGTACGCCACGCTCGTTGATTTTTTGAGTGAGCACCCACACACTTTGCTCGTGTGGTGTGAGTGGTTGTAGGTTACGCACGATGTCCATTTCGGTACGCACGTCTTGCTTGCAGTATTCATACAACTGGTCAAGCAACACAGGATCATCGACAAACTGTCCCTTGCGATTGGGTTTGCACAGTTTAGTGATGAGGCGTTTGCCTACAGTATCTTTTTGTTCTGCCGTGCCAAGGAATATGGCGGCATCTTCTAAGCCTTGTGGGATGTTATTGGCGGCTGCAATAGCCATGGAGTCGATCATCTGATCCCACTCGACATCCCAACCCAATACATACTTCATGATGTGGTATTCGAACGCTGCGTTCCATGCTTGGAATTGAATGTTCTTTAGATTGGTGGTTATCCAGAGGGGGAGTCCAAGATCTGGAGTCCACAGATGTACCTCTCCACCATTGATTGAATAAGCCATGCAAAGTACCTTTGTTGTTCGGCACTTTGCATACTTATCTAAACCGCTTGATGTGATATCAATCGTACTGCGAGTTTCAAAGTCTAAGTTAACTAACTTTTTCATAAATGCTCCCAAGGCAAACCGACGAGTCGGTGGTTAATAAAGTACAACTATATCACATTCTCCGCCACCGCCACGCTATACTAAAGTTGTATAGATTTAGCGGTGGGCACTTCCATGGATCAGATCTCACACGATCCAGCGCTACATGCTAACTGTTGCGCTCCTTCCACATTGTCTGTTACTTCTTTGAACTCGTTCCAGTTGATCGTTGGGACCTTGGCTTTGAGTTCGTTGTACTCTTCTTCGGTGCACTCTTCGTACGGGGCTTGGCGGTAGGTGCCGCCGTCGTACGGGAGGTACGAGACCCCGCTGATTTCGCTGAAGTTTTCCCAGGTCCACGCGCCGACACTTGGCCAGTCTTTTTCTTCAACGGAAATAGTGACACTGGGTTTGTGCTCACACCAATGCCGCTGGAACGTAAGCCAGAGCTCAAGATGTTGTATAGGAGTGACATCTGATCGAGTGATTCCGGCGGGTGCTTTTTGAGGAAAGCTAAACACCACAGTTTGATCCGGTTTATAAACACATGCTTCATTTGGTATTCCTTGTTCAATTAAAAACTTTGTAAGTGGGTCTTTCTTATCTCCTCTAACTCGGCGGATGTAGTACTTAGAGTGTCGAGGGTGGATTCCAGAAGCGCTATCAACGAGTTGTGAGACGGTTCCGCTGGGCTTAACGCAAGTAATCGCAGCACTCTTAGGTATTCCAAGCAATACTGCAAATTCCTCGTTGGCTCTTCTAGCTTCCGCTCTAAGCCTGGTAAGTAGGGCATTTAATTTGTCTCCTTCTGTGGTGAGCAATGGGTTATCGTAAATTCCTGTAAGCGACACTCCCAGCAATCTCTCTTCCTCGGTGTTGCGTTGCCACACTTTGCGCAGATACGGAAACTTTGTAAAGGTGGCCTGGATTGTGCCAAGAATCGCAGCAATTCGTACTTTTCTAAGAAGCGTTTCTTCAGTGTCGTCATGTCTTACTACCGCCTCAGTGAGATTACAAAATTGGTAGGGACGTAAAATAATCTCACTACATGGATTAGTACCAAATTCGAAGTTTGGATCACGGTGTCCGTACTTAGCCACCGTATTCTTTGCCGCTTCACGATTGAAAATGCCTCGCTCTCCAGAGTGCGAATTATATAAAGAGAGCCACTCTTCCATGAATTTTCCAACCGTAGGAGTCTCACTATACACCGCACTGTTATTGGCCAGAGCTCGATGAGGAGCTGTCTCCCACCACGGACCTGCTTTGGCATGACGAATCCTTTCATCATCAAGATCAGACAACGAGATCATTGCCGAGCGGCGCACGCCACCCACGACGACAACCTCACCAATTTTGCACATCATATCATGGCATTCTAAACTGTGCAGTTTTCTGCCTTGTGCGTGCTTAAATGTGTTTACAACAAAATTAAACAGATCAATTAATGGTTGCGGCCCTGAAGCTCTTCCACCAAATGTTTTGAGTCTTGCTCCCGCAGGTCTAACTCCGCTGACGTCCCACTTAGGGATTTCGCCTGCGTAGAGATGTGCAATGAGTAGGCGGAGTGATTTTGCCCAGCCTTCTTTGGAGTCGTGGACGACGATGGTGTGCTCGGAGTCAAATAGTTTTTCAGGCACTTCTGGCAGATTGGATATGTATTTAGCCTCCACCGAAAACCCGACTCCTGTACCGCAGAGCAATATGAACATTGCCTCATCAAACGATTTGGGGTCATCCACTGGGAGATACGAGCAATTATAGACACAGGTGTTATCACGATCAGCACTCTTTCCTGCCGTCATCATGGCACGCATGGACGGCATCAAATCTAGGTTATGGATAGCATCAAAAATTTCATTCTTTAATTCTACATTGTTTTGTATTGCTGGTGTACGGCTAAAAATGTACTGGACATACCGATCTACGGTCTCTGCCCATGTTTCTCTGCGTTGTTTTTCGTCGATGAAACGAGCGTAACGGCTTGCTGCGATATATTCTTGATATTGATCCATGTGTTTTTTTATTATAAGAGAGTTGTGGAAAAAACGCCCCACCAAACTTCGGTGGGGCTAACGAGGAAATACTAACAAGGAGAAGAGAGATTAAGGCTCTCTCGGGCCGTAAATTATGTTGCGAAGTCTACTGCTGCGGTAATACCACCACCGCCTAAACGCTCACCGTCTTCCAGTTTTTGGACATTGCCTAAACCGCAAGCGATGCCTTTTGAACCTTCCATGTTGTATGGGAAGAATTCAATTGCTGCACGACCATAGCAACCCGAATAGAATTCATCTGGATCGATGATTGTGTTCATGTCTGCATCGACAACACCTGGTTTCTTGACAGAATTGGCGTTGATGAAGTAAGAGTTTGCATATGCTGCATCTTCTTTTTCTGCATCGCCATCACGCAAACCGCCCTTGAGCATCTTTGGTACAGTGCCACCAAAGTAGCCAGCGGAATTTGCCTTTGCCTCTTCAAATGCTTTGTTAATCTTGGCAATGGTTTCTTTGTCAGACTTGGGGATGATGATTGACACAGAATACTTAGGTGTCTTGCCATCGCCTTTGTCTACTGGAGTAAACACATTAGCGTAAGAGAAACGAACTTTGCCGGTTACAACACGAGGATTTTTAGTAGCCATCTTGCTTTCCTATTAACTTAAATTTGATTGAACTTCAGCGGTGTCAATCTCTACCGTACTGTCAAGAGTATACCACAATTTCCTACGGTGTACCCTAAAAACATTATTCCGGGTCCCATTGCACCCTTCATAAATTGATCAACTGCTACCCCTAAGTATATCAGAGTTGAAATAATAATTAAGGGCGTGCTCATTTGAAATCCTCTTCCAAAGTAGTGTCTTTCACTAACTTTGGAGAGCCGTCTGGTCGTTCAACCAAACCGCCAAGGATTGATACTATTTGCCCCTTTTGACCCAACTTTTCCAATTGAGGCACAGACTTCGGTTTAAGGTCGTACATGTCATCTTTGTTAAAACCTTTTTCTTCCAAGATCTTAACAGCCAAATCATAATCCACAATTTTACGATGCCCTTTAGGTACAACCAATTTAAATCCAGTGGGGATTTTGTTTTCATGAATTGCTTTCTCTGTTGCATATGTTTCAACATCGTTTGCCCATGCTTTTAAATCTTGTGCACGGGATAATACTAAATCAAACTCCTCTTCGGTTAACAGAGGTGCTGGTCTAAAGTCTAGTGCAGCTATTTCGTTGACGAAGTCCGAGCGCGCTTTGCACGCGGCTTTGGCACGGCAGAACTGGCAGTGCTCTCCGGGGATGAAGTCGCCCGTACCTGCCCACGCTTTGCGTGCTTTTTGCTTGACGTAGTAGTTTGCCCAATCGACGAGTTTGGCGATTGTTGTCCCATCCGTACTGATTGAATCGAGACGAGGCTGATAGATCGTGTACTCGATTGTTTTGATTTCTGGGTACTCTTCTTGGAACTTGCTATAGGTTCCGAGTGCGTAGAGTCTAAGTTGCGTGTTGTCTTTTGCTTGGACTGGAACGCCTCTGCCATACTTGAGGTCGATGATGCGAATGGAGTGCTTAGAAAGTATAACCACATCGGCTGTACCAAACCCATCAGGCACCCAATCGCTGAAGTCCACGCGCTGTTCAAATAAAGGCTTATCATGTTCTCCGACTTGGGAGCGGACATAGAGGACATAGTTGTCGACGTGGCTGTCGAGTTCTTGGTTGTAGTAGGCATGTTTGTAGAGCTCCGTGACTTCTTCATCGTAGTCTTTGTGGGAAATTTGATTGTAATGCAAGCGCAATTTGATTTCAGCCAAAGAGTGGGCTAATGTTCCTTCGAGGCTAAAATCGAATTGTCCTGGTAACTTTTTAGGTTCTGGTAGGGTTTGCTCGAGACGAGCACTTGGTGTGCATGTTAACCACCGTTTTGAAGATGATGCTGAGAGTACTGCATGTGTCGTTGTGGACATAACTGTTTTCCTTATTAAACTGGTCTCGTATAACTACTTATGCAAACTTTAACAGATTTTTATCTGCGTTGCATTTCACAATACGAAATAGTTTTTAAGGCTACAGTTTGGTTTCCCGCAACTGTTTGATTAGGCTGGAAACTTCCCCAGCAAAGTCAATTTGAACTTCTTGCTTGATGTCTTGCTTGATCTCCATGCGTTCTTTGTAGTCGGCTGGAAACTGGGCACGAGTAACCACTTCAAAGAGTCGGGTATTGTAGGTGCGGTTATTCAGATTGGCCAGAGCCTCTCTTTCCCACCACGCTTGACTTTCTACAACAGCCCTATCCATGGCTTCGGCAAACTCTGGCTTTTCTTTCTTCCAACGATCGCCCGTTGTCTTAGAAATACCTAGAGTGGAATACATAATCTTTTGTGACGCTCCGGTCTTTCCTAACTCAATGACCGTGTCGCACATCGATGGTTCGTACTTCGTTATCGATTTCATTTTTTAGCGGTCTTTGCAGACTCGATAAATGCCTTTTTGGTTGGAGCACCTTTGGCGCCGGGTTTACGCATCTTCTCGCCACTACCAGCCTTGATGCGCTCTCTTTTTGCTGCGATGTTGGCATAAAGCCCAGGTTTAGCTGCCATAAAATAACCCATAAGTTATGCACCACAGTTCTAAACTTAACTTATAGGTTAGGAATAGAACTATGGGTGTGGTTAATAAATAGAAGAGTTCTCGTTTAGAAAACATGTTCATAAAGTCGGCACTTATTAATAAATACCGACAATTTGTATCAGAATACAGCGGTAATTCTATTGAAACGCTTAACACCATCAACGAGTTGTGCCTCGATTGTGCTGCTAATGAACTTGTTCATCTCAATTGCGTTGTCAATAATTTCGTGCATCGATGGGAACTGGGGTGCTTTCTCAAGCAGTTTTTTACCAGCCTCGTCTGCTACTTCCCAGGCCTTTAACTGGGCGTTGTACTGCTCGGTCAAGAAGTCCTTGGAGGTCTTGAGTAAATCATAGCGTAATTCAAATGGATTCATGGTATTTCCTTTATGTGTTTGTGTATGTGAATAGAGGGTTCGGAGCGTTTCCCAACGAGTCCTACTGTCCCTATATCTACTTATGCAAACTTTTAGCCGTTTTCGCCCTACTTATCGTCCACAATGATCTTTTTAGTGGGTGGGGTTTCCATGGCTTTTCTGAGGTGCGGCAAGACATCGTTTAGGATGTTTTGGGTCATGGCTAGTGCCAGTTCCCGATCCGCCATTTCTTTTTGCTCAGAATCAAGTTTGGCTTTATCTTCTACAGCCTTTTCAATCTGCTTAGAAATGTCCGCAGAAAACCCTTTACTTCTTAAAAGGTTTCTTAAAAATTTATCACTCATCTTTAGTCGCCTGTGAAATAGTTTCTAAATCTTTTTTAGCCTTTTCTACTTGTGGCCCAGCTTGATTTTGAAATAGGTTAATAAAATAAATGGCTGTTGTTGCAGGCATTTGAGAAGGCATATTTAAACAATTTAATAATATGTTTAAATCTTTTACCGTTAATTCGGCAGTTACAGCAAAATCATCCAACATTTCTTTTATTTTTTCAGACATTTCGACTCCAGTTATATTCGTCTAATTGAAAATACTTTTTATAAACATCTCGCAAATGCCAACAACGCAGCTCGATCATTTGCTTGATTCCTTCTAATGCATTCGCCAACTCATCTTCGGTCATGTGCTCTGGCGAATCCATGTAGCGTGCAATTAACATATCCAAGTCTTCGGTAGTTCCCCAGACTTGCATAATGGCTTGATCAATATCACTTTGCGTTTTTCCGAACGGATTTTCGTTTTTCATGCGTATCGTCCCTTATGGTTTCAAATAAAACTTGAAAATTTTGTTGAAAACTAGAATCGTGTTCTTCTAATTGGCGCAACACATGAAAGAGAGCGGCTTGTATTCGTTTTTCATCCATCTCTAAACACGATGTAGTTAACGAATCGACAATTGCCACAACGCCTTCTAAATTAATTAAAACAGATTCTAAGTTACATAATTCGGTATAGTACTTCATTTTTTTCCATCCCTTAATTTGTGCAATTCAGAAATCGTGACGGTTGCCTCTTGCAGTGAGTCGCACACCCAAATGCCTAGGATGTCACTAAACTGTGAGGTATCTAGATCTTCCACACCGGGCACCAATGCAATGTGGTACGATCCCTGTCCTTGCGGTCTGTGTTCAACAACAAAAGTAGTCATAGGTTCATCTCTTCCTTTATAAATTCAATTGCTTTTTCGTAATGGTAACGCCAATATTTTTCACTAACATCAATGTCTTTGTAATTCATTCCATTTAAAAAAGCATCGATTATTTGCTTTTCTTTTGGAGGCATGCGTTCATCTATTATACGACGAATGTCAATTAAATCGTCTACATCCCATGGTAACCAGCCCTCGCCTTGAAAACTGGATACTGAATCAAAGTCGTCTTGCTCTAATGGATCAATTTCTTCGTCCGATAATCTGGCTCTGCTGGCGTTTAATATTAATCTCATTTCAATGATTCCATTAATGCATCCTGAATAGTTATTTTTTTATCTAATACTTTAATTACTTGATCGTCAATTGATTTTTCAACACACAAGTGATGAATAATGACTGGTTTCTCTTGCCCTTGGCGGTATATGCGGGCGTTGGCTTGGATATAATTTTCGCTAGACCACGGCAAGTCATACCAGATTGTTTGTGCAGTTTGACCTGCGTTGCATTGGAGGTTAATACCAATCCCCCCTGATTGTGGGTGTGCAAGCATGATTCTAATTTTGCCATCTCGCCACGCTTGAATGTTGGAATCAGTAAGCACAACGGCCTCTGGAAACGCATTCCGAATTCGTTCCAGCGAATGTTTGAAGTGATAAAATACCAAGGTCGGGGAAGAAGATTCTTCCAAGAGCGACTCGAGGTATTCCAACTTAGCCGTATGAACTTCCTTCCAACTCCCGTCTTCTGAGTAAATTGCTCCACTTGTGAACTGTAAAAGTTTTCCTGTGAGCGTTGCCGCCGTATTAGCTGTGACGGTTTGTCCTTTGATTTCTGCAACCATGTCTTTTTTGAGCGTGTCATAAGTGTTACGTATTTGATACGTTATCCCTACTTTATGTATCAAATATGATACGTTAGGTAATTCTAAATAATCTTTGGCTTTCAAACTAAAGCAAACATCCGATACTTTATCCATGATAATTGCATCGGCTCCTTTGTTCAACTCCCAGTTATAAATAACACCAGTATGGGGATTGCGTTTGCCCGGATGCATATACTTTGTCCTAAACTTAGTAAGGCTGCTTTCCAAACGCTGACCCAAATCAATAATCCCAACTTGACTCCACAGATCACCCATCCCTTGTGGTGTCGGTGTTCCTGTGAGAATA